CAATTCCCCAAGCAGCCAACAGCTAGGAGAGACAACAAACATCGCTTTACCCTTGAGCAGGGAAGGGATAATTAACGAATATCAATCTACTCCCAGTCGAGAATTATCTCCCCCAATTGACAGGGAAGAAGAAAACCCACCACCAAGGAATTATTCCCCTACATCTAAGGCGAGTCCTACTTATGCTTCCTCCTCAATCCTGTCAGCTAATCCTACAGATTCAGCCAAAACTCAAGCAGAAATCGTCTCTCCCACTCAACTGTTACCAGGAATCCCCAATTCCCCAAGCAGCCAACAGCTAGGAGAGACAACAAACATCGCTTTACCCTTGAGCAGGGAAGGGATAATTAACGAATATCAATCTACTCCCAGTCGAGAATTATCTCCCCCAATTGACAGGGAAAAAGAAAACCCACCACCAAGGAATTATTCCCCTACGTCTAAGGTGAGTCCTACTTATGCTTCCTCTTCCCTTCTTTTAGCTAATTCTTTACCTGTGGAGACAGTTTCTCCCCAAGAGAAAGAAAAGAAATCAGACTTTGATATTGGGGTAATTAGTGAAGAACTCCCTCAAATACTGGTGAGGGAATGGCTTCCTTCTTCCCTGACAGTTGAACCTATCAATGATTCTCCTACAGGTAATAGTATTAACAAGAGCAAAAGCTCAGATTTGTCAACCACTCAGGAAGATAATTTTAGTGATCGCCAATGGACAGTCTCTAACTTAGATCAAGAAAATAGAAGGGAAAGAAAAAATACGTTAACACGAGTTTCTCAGCAAAACTCTCGGATTTTTTCCCTGAAAAATACAGCAAAATTTTCTCATAAATACGCTAGGAGTAAATCACCTTCACCTAACTTTGACACAACTGAACAGCCACAGGTCTTAAAAAAGATCGAGGAAAAAAGTCAGGCTATCTCCGAATTAATCCTACAGCAAAGCCATCTGTGCGAAGCTGAAATAGACCTGATTGTCGAGGCGATCGCCGAAGAAATCCAACAACAATACCGACAGTTTTATGGGAGTTAATTATGACAGTTGAACTAGCGGGAATACAACTCAAACGAGTTCATCAAATCAGCACAATTGAGCAAGCAGCCTTAGTTTATCACCGGATTCCGGGACGAGAAGGAAACTTAGTGCAAAATCTGGGGCGCGACTCAGTACAATTGCAAATAGAAGGAATTTTCTACGGTGCAACTGCTAAAGGTGATTTGGAAAAACTGCGGGAAGTTTATAAAAAACGCCAACCAGTGGACTTTCTGGCAGAAATTACTGGACAAGCTTACTTCGGACAAGTCATTCTCGATCAGTTTCAGGTAGATCAGTCGGCACAATATCCCGATCAATTTAGCTATAGTTTAATCGTTTCTGAATACGCCGTCCCCCTCAAATCAGCAGCGATCACCACCGACCTTTCCGGTGTCAATGCCGACATTATGACCGAGGCGCAAAGTTTTATGGACATCGCTACTCTGCCGGATCTCCTGGGGTCTGTCCCAGAAATCAACAATCCGATCGAGCCATTGAGCAATGCACTTGCTGATGTGCAAAAAGCGACAAAAACCCTCAGTACAGCAACCGCAGGCTTAAAAACCCTCTTCGGCATTTTCTAAAATATTAAGTTAATGCGGTTAATAGATGCTACCATACCCCGTTTTCCCATTGAGTAAAAATGAGTGAAAATTATTTAATTGATCTTGATGCCTGTTGTTTAAATCGTCCTTTTGACGATCAGAATCAACTTCGTATTAAGTTAGAAGCAGAATCGATCTTAGAAATCATTTATTATTGTCAATTAGGACGATGGCAATTATTTGATAGTACAGTTTTGGAGTCGGAAATTGGTCAGATATCTAGTCAAACTAAAAAGGAGCAAGTCGAACGATACTTAGCATTGGCTAAATGTCGTATTTTAGTAACTCCTGAAATTATCAAAAAAGTCAAACAATTAACAAATTTTAAAGATGACAGTTTATTTAAAAAAGTGTTATCTTGTCAGGACAAAGTAAATGCTAGAGTTGCCAATCCGATCCCATGGTTAATAGGAGATGAAAATGACACCAATTGAATTACTGCCAAAATTTAAAACCTTGTTCTGTCGTAAGTACCTAAGCAAAATTAATTACACATTTCGATAAAGCTTTTGCCTTTTGCCGTTCGGCTGAGCTCACGGCCGAAGCCTCTTGCCTCTTGCCTATCTTCACTAGGAAATTTATTCTGCACGACTACTTATAAATCTATCAGTTATTATGAGTACAATCCTCGAACTATTACCCCAACCATCAGCACTCGACGCTCCGTTGATCCCAGTCTTGGAAAATTTTCAAAGTCTGATACCTACAAGCTTCTCTTCTACTGAATTGCAGCAGGTGCTGGCAGAGGGAGGTAACTTGCCAATTCCCGACAGCTTGGCCCTAGTGTCGGAACCTCTAAGTAATTTGCAGCAAATTGCCGCGAAACTCCCCAGTAAACCAGGAGAAATTACGGCAACCTTGCAGCAAGAATTGAATAATCTGCTCAAGAATGGGGGTGCTTTAGGGGATTTACTGAAGCCGATCGCCCGTTTTCTGGAAGTGATTGCCCCGTTGCTGGAAAAATTCGATTTTTTCAGTAATTTTGTGATTCGGATTAATGACAAGGTTAACGGGTTTTCTGAACAGGTAGAAAATCGGAAACTAGCGGACACAGCATCGCAATTTCAAGACTTATTGGAGATATTTAACCTCTTTCCCGAACTTAACAATGTTTCTCCCTTCAAAGAGCTAAAGGCACAGGTTGAAAGACTGCCGCAACTCTTGTCAGGTGATGACATAGTTGTCGAGATTAAGACGTTAGGCGTTAACTTACTGGAAGAACTCAATAATTTGATGCAATGGCGACTGGATGAAGTTTCCCAGATTGATCCTCTAGCAGCCTTAAATTATTCCTGCTGGTTAGAACCTTACAATCAAGCTTTGGAAGGGGTAGAAAAGATTGATCTCAATGATTTAAATCAGATCAAAACCTACCTGACGGTGCTAGAAACTCAGGTTAGTAGGGTAGAACTGATCGGGACGAACATCACCAACGAAACCCAATCCGCACTGGAGAAGCTAGAAAGCTTCGATGGTAGTAAATTCTTTGAGAAGTGGAGCGACCGTCTAAAAACTGACCTTATTAGGATCAGCCCCGAAACTCCTAGCGCACTCTCAGAAACACTCGGACAGATGCAGAAGCTGGTCGATGGGTTGGAAATCGGGGCGGTACAATCGGAGATCGCCCGCATTGGCCAGCAACTTGACCAAGTCCCTGGCAAAGTGAATTTTTCCAGCGTCCCTAAGAAAATGGAAGCGATCGCCAACCAGATCACCAGCACAGTGGATACGGTAGATCAGGGATTGGTGAAGGTTGCTACTTTTCTCTCTAACTTGGTCAAGGAATTGGGGGATTTAATTGGCAGCGTAAATTTACCAGAACTACTCGAGAAAGTACAGAATCAGTTTAGGGAATTAAGCAGCAAGGTGAAGGGTTTGTTATCCAAAGTCGAAGTGATTCCTAACACAATAGAAGGCCTAGTAGAAAAATTAGGAACCCAGGTCGAGGGAATCAACCTAGAGGCTCTTAAAGAAAAGATCGCCGAGTTTTTCGGAGAAATTACCTCGGTTCTCAATGACCCCCAAATTCAATACATTCGCACCTCAGCACAACAGGGAATCGAAGCGATCGCCGAGAACCTGTCCAGCCTTAGTCTTAAACCCGTATTTGAGCGGGTGCTGAGTGAGATGGCTGATGTCAAAACTAAACTGGCTACTGTCAATGTTTCTCAACTCAACGATTTATTAAAAAAGGCTTTAAAGCTGGCACTGGACGAGCTTCGCAAGATTGACTTTGCACAGGATGTCGCAGACAAGCTGAAGGAGGAATTTCACAAAATCCTTGAGAATTGCACTGGTTTAATCAAACCTTTACAAGAGAAATATCAAGAGATTGTCGCCCAGATCAAGCAGTTTGCCCCAGGAACCTTGATTGCGGGAAAACTCGCCCCTTCCTTTCAAAAATTAGTAGCGGAACTGGAGGAATTTGAGCCGTCGAAACTGCTGACCCCTCTAAAAGATCTTTATGATTTACTATTAAATAAACTGAACGTTCTCAGTCCTAAAGCCTTGCTCTCTCCTCTGAGTACCTGCTACAATAATTTGATGGACTGTTTACGTTCCCTATCCCCCCAGGATTTAATTACACCCCTAAACAATTTACTGAGCCAATTTACTAGCCTACTAGACCGACTGAAAATTGAGGAGTTCATTTTCCAAGCTAACAGCAATTTCAGCAAAATCAAGACCCTGATCGGTAATGTATCGCCGGGACAAGCATTACAAAACAGCAATTTTTGGCAGAAATTAAAACAGTTACAAAGTCAGGGGAAAAATCTATTAGAGAATGGGGAAAAGCAGATCGAGCAATGTCTGGAAGACCTGATTAAGCTAGTACCCTCCCAGACTCTGGACACATTAACATCGCTTCTCGATCAACTGCAACAAATGAGAGCCATCATCGACAACCAGATGACTCATCCCGCTGTCCAGCGCTTACAGGAAATTGCCGCGTCCCTCAAGGAACAGTCATTTGCCAAAGGAGTTACTGAATTAACCAAACGCTGGTTAGCCGAGAAGCAGCGATTTAACGGGATCACGCCGCCACCAGAGTTGGTAGAAGATTATAACCAATTGAAAGCGAAGTTACAGTTGCTCAGTCCGATTCAGGTACTAGGAGAGGCGACAACTAAAGTAGAACGCTTCACCACCAGACTGAGTGCAGTCCAAACCGAACTAACTCTGGGGCAGCAAAATTTAAGCAACCTGCTGACCCCTTACCAGGACAAATTGTTCGCTATTTTGCCCCAACAAGCGACGACGGCTGTTGATTTTTTGCGGTATAGTTTTGCATGGCAAATTGGCCGTCCGGGGAGAAAATTATTGGGAACCCTCAAACAAAAATTGGCTCAGCTTGACCAACTGTTTATTGCCATTGAGGCAATCGCCCTCAGATTCAAAGTTCCTCTCCAAGCCTTGACAGCTATTCCTGGTAGTATTAGTGAATCCTTGCTGGAGATCAAAAAGAAAATTACCGCCCTGAATTTTGACTTTCTCCAAGATGAACTACAAGCGGTGATTGACAAAGTTATCAACCAACTCGACAGCCTTAACCCTGATATTTTACTCGACGATCTCGAAGAAGTCTATCAAAATCTGATCAATACCATCAAGGGACTTTATCCAACGGCAGCGGTTGAGGAACTGGATGCTATCTATAAAAATATTGTCTTGGAGAAACTGAAAGCGCTGCATCCGCAGGAAACAATCGCCAAACCCTTAGATAATGAATACCAAAAAATTCGGGAACTTCAAGAACAACTGAACCTGGACAAGATTTTTGACGCACTGATAGGCAAGCTGGACACAATAGAGCAAGAACTAGATGACGGACTGAAGCAGACAGCCACCGCCTTTAATCAACTGTTACAAGCATTGCCGTTATAGGACATAGGACAGATGTTGCAAGTCAATCACAAAATCACTATTGGCAGTGGGTCATTTCTCTCGAACGCACCCAGCGGCTCTGTTCAAGAGCGAACTCGCTTAATTAACCTGCGAGCATCTGCCTCTCTGAATATTCCCACTAATACCTGTCGCCTAGTTCTCAGTTCCCCTGATGACCTCTCCTTTGCGCCACAAGACCCTGTTACTGTCGAACTGGGCTATCAAGACAATCTCGCAAAAATCTTCACCGGAACCGTTGATACTGTCGAATGGGACATTGATCAGGTGACGATCCGCGCCACTAGCTCGTTCCAAAAACTCCTAGCCGCCAGTTTCAACCTGCTGTACGAAAAATCTAAGGCTGGGGATATCGTCTCCGATATTCTCACCCGTCTGGGGCTGTCCTCTGGTAAGGTGGAGAATGGCATAGAATTTCCAGTTTACATGATTGGGGACAACGACTCAGTTTACCAACACCTCCGCACCCTGGCGCGACAGTGCGGCTTCGACTTCTACGCCGATCCTGAAGATCAGGTGCTATTCGCTCCATATAGTCCAGCGAAAACCCACAAATTTGAGTATGGGGTTAATATTCTGTCCCTGACAGCGGAACAACCCACTACCCCGATCACAGGGGTCGAAGTTTACGGAGAAAGCCCCACCAGTTTCGGACAGGGAGCCGATGCCTATGCTTGGTTGACCAAACAGGAGGTACAGGGCAAAACAGGAGACTCCTCCGGTGTGGTGAAGCGGTTGGCTGATCCCACTGCTCGCACCTTAGAAATTGCCAGCGAAATTGCCCAGGCAATTTTAGCAGCAGAAGTTCCCAAGCGACGGGGTAACCTGAAAGCAATAGGTACACCGGAGGTAAAATTGGGTTCCGCCATTGAGATTGCCAAAATGCCGATCGCTTCTCAAAATGGCAGCTTCAAAGTAATTGAGATCCAGCATAGTTTGAGCCGCCAGCAGGGATTTTGTAGCCAGATTTATTGGGAGGAAAGGTAATGGATTCTATTGTCAGTGTCATGAAAAAAGTGGCGGAAAAAGAAGTCCAGAAAATTTATACTACTGAACTGGGAATTGTTACTTCTGTGTTTCCCCACGCCTCGGAAAGCGACAAGGATAATTATGAGTGTTCTATCCAATTAAAGAACAAAAAACAGCCTGATGGCAGTGATTTTGAACTGCGTAAAGTTCCCCTACTGACACAGCACCTGGGGTTAGTGAATATTCCCAAGGTAGGTGACTTAGTTCTCGTTACTTTCGTTGGTGGTAACCTTAACGCACCAATTATTATTGGTCGGCTTTACAACGATGAAGATCGACCTCCCATTAACCAAGAACAGGAATTTCTCCTTCAGCACAATTTGGAAGAGGGTGGTAGCTTAAAAATTGATGCCGAGGGAGTGATAACCCTTACCAGTAAAAATGAGGAAAACGTCATTACCGTCAAAGACGAAGAAATTACCGCCGCCAGGGAGAAAGCTAGTGTGACCGTCAAAGACGAAGAAATTGTCACCGCCACCGATAAAGCTAGTATTACCGTCAAAGGCGGGGATGTCACCCTCAAAAATGAACAGTGTCAGGTTGTTCTCTCCGGCAGCAATATTACTATCGACAACGGAAGCTGCAAGATCACAATCGCAGGAGACGGCATTACCCTTGATGCTGGTGGTAGTAACGTCACGGTGAAAAGTACGGGAGCGATCAAAATTGGCGACGCGACAACGGCTTCTGTAGATGTCGGGGGAAGATCCCCAGCCAATGTCGTTGCTGATAACGATGACATCATCCTATCAATGCACACCCATGTGGGCAATTTAGGCGCTCCCTGTCCAATCATGGTGCCGACGGAGAAGATTAACTCGATGCAAGCAAAGCTTAGAAATACAAAGGTAGGGTAAGTCAATGGTTAGAATTAAGGGCGCGAATAGTGATTATAAATATTCTGCCGGTAAAGTTGAAAAAGTCGAGCCACAACCTGAAAAAGTTTACCTAAAACTGTTTATTTGTCCTTACGATCAGCCCAGCAGTGTTGAGCCTAACGAAGGAAACTGTTGTAATGGCATCGATCGCACCTGTCCTAATCAGGGAAAAAAGCAGGGACACGCTCTCATTCAATTGCATCAGGAAGACGGTATTCAGTTAGTTACAGATAACAATAATCAAATTGTCATCAATCAACAGGGAAACATTGAACTAATCCCATCTCCAGGAGGTCAGGCAGAGGTAAACGGTGCTTTAATGGTCAAGCAGCAGGACGAACTGCTCTTAGAGATTTCCAATCAAACAATTTCCCTACAATTGGGGGGTGCAAAAATTAGTCTTACTCCAGCAGGGAAGATTGAAATCTCCACACCCAAGCAGCAAGGAGAAGTCAAGATTAACGGGAACTTAACAATCCAAGGCAACTTAACAGTAACGGGAAAGATTATTGGCGACTTTGACCTGAGTAAAGCCAATGTTAGCTTATCTGAAGCAAGCCTGACAGCGATTAGCGAAGAAGTGAAAAAAAGGCTTCAACAATCATAATCATAAATTTGCAGGGGAGGCTCATTATGACAAATAAACTAAATCAAAAAGATCTATTTCTCAGCCAACGCCCCGCAGATCGCTTGACCTCTGATCGAGAAACTGTGGATTTGCGGATAATACTTGGAGATTTAGCAACAATTGAGGGGCAAGCCAATCTCAGACAAGCAATTCTGAATCGGTTGTTAACCCGCAAAGGGGAACTGGCAAAACTAGGGCATCCTGACTACGGTTCCCGGCTGTATAGCTTGATTGGGGAGCCAAACAATACCAGAACCCGCAGCTTGGCCGACCTCTACATCCGCGAATGCTTGCAACAGGAACCGCGCCTTGAGGAGATTACCCAACTCAGCTTCGCCCCACTTAGTCCAGAGGGCGATCGCAGTGTCCTCCAAGTCACCATCGCCGTCAAACCCCTCGGACAAGCAGACAACCTGACCGTCAATCTTTCTCTAAATCTGGGCTAGTTAAAATGACCTTTGAACCGAAGAAATTTAACCAAGTCTTTGAGGATATGCGCCAGCGCACCGCCGTCCTGACCGATTTTGAAGTCGGCAGTGTAGCGCGTACTGTTTATGAATCCTTTGCCTACGAAATTGCCCTCCTCTACGAAAAGATGAGGCTGGTTTATCTGTCTGCCTATGTGGATACGGCAGAGGGACAGCAGTTAGACATGGTGGTGGCGATTCTCGGGATCAAGCGAGGAGAACCCGAATTTGCCGAAGGCACTATCACTTTTGAACGAGATATAGGTCAGCAGGACATTGAGGTTCCCTGGGGTACTTTGGTGGCCACACCGGAAACACCAACCACTCCCAAGAAGGTTTATCAAACTATTGAAAACAAACTCTTTCCCAAGGAACAAACCAGCTTAGAGGTGAAAATCCAAGCAGTCAACCGAGGAGAAACACAGGTTACACAGGCAGAGACTTTAACCGTCCTCCCCCGTCCCATACCGGGTATCAAAGCCGTCAGCAACTCCAATCCTACTCGTTTCACGGGCAAGCGCCGGGAAACCGATGAAGAACTGCGGGAACGGGCAAAGAATACCCTGATTTCCTCTGGTAAAGCCACCATCCTCTCTCTGGAAAATGCTTTGCTGAGTTTGCCCAGTGTCAAGGATGTCAAGGTGAGGGAGAACTTCCGGTTTGCCCGAGGAGAGGTAACTCTGACGCGGGGGACGGATTCAGGGAAGATCACCATCGCCAAAGGCACACAACTTACCGCCGCCTCTAAAGGATTTAAGACTACCAACCAGGTGGTTTTGGCCGCCACAGCTAATGCGGTAGAGGTGCCTGTGCAATCAATGATTGAGGGAGAAGCCGGAGAAGTGGCGGCTAATGCTGCGTGGACCCCCACTAACACTCTCAGCGTTAGCAATCCGAGTCCGATTCAGTTGGGGAAGTTTGGTCTGATTGAAATCTATGTCGATGGAGTTGACTTTCAAGATAAGGAAGCTGTCGCTGTCTTAGAAAATGAGATCGACCGGGTGAAGGCAGCGGGAATCTTTGTCCGGCTAAAATCGGCCATCGCCGTGACGGTGGATGGAGTATTTAAGATTGAAATCAACCCAGACTTAAAATTATCCCAGGAAGAGCGGCTGAAACTGGAGCAAGCTGTCCAGAACGAGATTGAGGACTATATTAAAAACCGAAAAATGGGGCAGCCGCTGCTATTTTCTCAGATTATCAAGAATGTCCTCTTTCTCGATGGCATCAGCAACCTCGATGAGTTTGTCATTACTACTTTCAAGCAGCGACAGGACGGGACGACCCAGGAAGATCGCTATGATGCCACCGACAAGCGCATTGAAACAGACGAGTTTGAACGGTTCATCCCCGGTCATCTGTGTGTGGCATCCGAAATCAAACCCCTGCCAGTGACGATTGAGTTGCAGGTGGCAAATCTCGATAAGCAGCAGGAGGAAAGATTGGTCAACGCGCTGTCTGACTACTTTAAGGACAAAGCCATTGGCAGCACTATTACTAAAAGAGAGATTACTGCTGCAATCGCCAGCGTTTCTGGCATCATAGGAAATACCCTGAAACTCATCCCCAAACCCTGGTGTCAAAAGACTGAAGCGCAACCGGAAAAGGTGACCGCCAGTTTTGTCGAACAGCCGGTTTTGGGAGAGGTCTTTGCTTACAGCAAGAAGCTAAATTTGCAAGGAAAGATTACGATCACTTTACCTGCGGTCTTATCGGAGAGGGAAAAAGAGAAAGTGAGCAGCCAAGTCAAAGATAAGCTAGTAAATTATGTCGCTACCCTCAAACCAGGGACGGACGTAGTGTTTGCGGATTTGAGAGCGATCGCCACCGCTGTCAAGCCAGTGATTATGGTTGAACTCAAACCCAGTGATTTCCAAGTCACCCTGGAAGGGACTTCCCCGCCGACTCGAATATTGGCTAAGCAAGTCAAGGTGGAAACTTTTGAAAAAGTTGAACTAGAGATCACGGTAGAGGTGATCGACAGCGCCACCCTTTCTCGGAGAATCGGAGGTTAAAGTGATGGGTAGGACACAAGGCATTCTCAGCCGCTTTCCTCATTTTTACTTAGCGGAAGATGGCAACAGTCTCTTCTCTGAATTTATCAAGGTGTTTGGCGAAACCCTCGATGAAGTGGAGGCAGATCTGCTCAAGGTAATGTACGCTCATTATGTCGATAAGGCAGATAATGAAGGTTCTCAGGGGTTTAACACCAACCAGAAAGGCGATTTGGACAAAATCTTCTCCCTGTACCTGGAAAACCTGGGGGGAACATCCCAACTCAAGCAGGTGAATCGTCCTAGCGGTGCGGAGGGTATTGAAAGCGATAAAATCTACCGCCAGCGCATTCGCGGACTGATTGAAGTCCTCAAAAGTGGTGCTTCTACCAAACAGGGTATAATCAACATTGTGGCGGCTAACCTGGGAATTGTTGGGGAAGATGAGAAGGCGATCGCTGCTCGCAATCAGATTCGCATTCTTGAATTTTTGCCAAAATTTCAGACTCTCCACTGGAATAACTGGCATCCCTTACAGGAATTCGATGTGGAAAACCCGAATGTGGTGGAAACCTACCCAGAAATTCGCCTTTTGATTAAATCAAAGTTGCCATTGCCCTTGACTAATCCCCGGATTGTCAATCTGACTACCGGGCAGTTTGCTCAATATGATGGAATGGTAAAGAATGGTGATCTCCTGTCATTTTTCGCCAACCAAACTGCCTCTCTCAATGGCATTCCCATTGATATAATAGGAGGTACTCCTATCTTATGGCCGGGAGCATCTCGTTGGCGTTTTGAGGCTCTGGTTGGAGAAGCAAAAGCGGTATTTGACCAGACGCTGTTTGACTTTTCTCGGTTTCAAGAAGAACGCACGAAGCCACCAAGTCCCGAACAAGCGGCAGAATTTGCGATCAATATCGCCATGACAGTAGCTAAAATTACCCCCGGTTCCTTCATGGTGAGGATTCCCTGGGATATTCCTGGATTTAGCGAGAATCTCGATCAGTTTAGCGATCGCCCCCGGGAACAGATTAAGTACATCGTTGATAAGGTGAAGGCGGCTGGGGTTTTCGCTGTTATCGCTTACGAAAAAACCTTTGGTGAAGATCATGAACTGGGATAGTTTGAAAGCTTCGGCTCAAAGACAACTGTTACAGGAAGAGCATCTTGCTGAATACTTTTGCTTAAAAACCAGGAGGAAAATTTGTGGGACTCTCTGAAGCTCTGAATATGAAAGGGAAGTTAACTGTGCAGCAACGCAATAAGACTAATCAGATTGTGGCAGAATTTTCTGCCGATAATAATATTGTTTTAAGCGGTCGGGATTTGGTGGCCAAGCTATTTATTAATGAGAAGATCGCTCCTATTTCTCATATTGCTGTTGGTGCTGGTACTGCTGAGGTTAATCCAAAAACTGATACCAAACTGAATGCTGAATTATTCCGCAAAGCCATCACGAAAATCGTTCCAACTCAAGATCTCACGAAAACCGATGGTGGCAGAATAAAGGTGAAGATTACCACAGAATTGGATTTCAATGAAGCCAATGGTGCCTTAACTGAGGCTGGCTTATTTAATGCTAATACTGGTGGAGTCATGTACAACCGTGTGGTATTTCCCGCCATCAACAAGACCAACGATTTTAAATTAACACTGATTTGGGAAATTCTATTTTAAGGAGGAATTATGGTACTTAACCCTGAAACGAAACAAACGAAAAAAATTGGCGATCTAGTCAAATCCCAAGACTGGAATGACGCAATAGAAGAACTTGTACGCTTGGAGAAGGATAAGGTAAATCGATCTGGCAATGATAAGATCACCGGTTCTCTAACAATTGACGGCGCTCTCTCGGCTAAAGGTGGTAACGTCAGTGGTAATCTTTCGGTGAATGGCAATGTCGGCATAGGTACTACGAATCCCACAGCTAAGTTAGATATTGCCTCAGAGGCTCGCACTAACATTGAAAAGCATCCCACAGCCGTTCAAGGTTTATATGTAACAGGTAAGTTCAAGGCTGATTATAATGGTGTAGAATTTCGCCATAGCGATGGTAAACAAGGAATTGGTTTTGGTTATAATACCATTTATGCAACAGGAAGTGATGATAATCAAGATCTAGGATTGAAAGCAAAAGGGACAGGCAAAGTTAAGGTTAATAGCAATGCAATTATTACTGGTAATTTAGATATTGCCGGAGATACTGCTCGCACTAACATTGAAAAGCATCCCACAGTCGTTAAAAGTTTATATGTAACAGGTAAATTTGGTGCTGATTGTAATGGTGTAGAATTTCGCGATTTCGATGGTCGACAAGGAATTGGTTTTGGTTATAATACCATTTATGCAACAGGAAGTGATGACAATCAAGATTTAGGATTGAAAGCAAAAGGGAAAGGAAAAGTTAAGGTTAAGGGAGAATTATCAGTTACTAGCGATTTGTCAGTCAGTGGCAATCTGACTGTTAGTGGGAAGGTAAATGATCGCAATCTTTCTGCCGATGGGTTGAAGTTAGATAATCACACCCACAACGGGACTGACAGCCAGCGCGTCAAGCATAGTGATTTAACCCTTGATGGGGGAACTAATCCCCACAAGACAACGGCTGCTGATGTCGGCGCTCTCTCGAATAAAGGCGGTACAGTCAGTGGTAGTCTAAGTATTATTCTTCCTCAACCTCAAAAGCCGCAAGAATCTCTGGAGGCTTTAGTTTTAGGACCTACCAATGCTTCTAATCTACGATTAGGCTATCATCAAGATTATTCTTGGATTCAATCTCATGGTAATAAGCCTTTGCTGATCAATGAGTCAGGGAATAACATTGGTATTGGTAGTATAATAAATCCAGTTGCTAAGTTAGATATTGCCTCAGAGGCTCGCACTAACATTGAAAAGCATCCCACAGCCGTTCAAGGTTTATATGTAACAGGTAAGTTCAAGGCTGATTATAATGGTGTAGAATTTCGCCATAGCGATGGTAAACAAGGAATTGGTTTTGGTTATAATACCATTTATGCAACAGGAAGTGATGCTAATCAAGATTTAGGATTGAAGGCAAAAGGGACAGGACAAGTTAAGGTTAATAGTAGTCTAAGTATTATTCTTCCTCAACCTGAAAAGTCTTCAGATGAAAAGTCTTCAAAGATTGTTGAGGCTTTAGTTTTAGGACCTACCAATGCTTCTAATCTACGATTAGGCTATCATCAAGATTATTCTTGGATTCAATCTCATGGTAATAAGCCTTTGCTGATCAATGAGTCAGGGAATAACATTGGTATTGGTAGTATAATAAATCCAGTTGCTAAGTTAGATATTGCCTCAGAGGCTCGCACTAACATTGAAAAGCATCCGAAAGCCGTTCAAGGTTTATATGTAACAGGTAAATTTGGTGCTGATTGTAATGGTGTAGAATTTCGCGATTTCGATGGTAAACAAGGAATTGGTTTTGGTTATAATACCATTTATGCAACAGGAAGTGATGCTAATCAAGA